GTTCCAGATGCATCAACAAAGTAAGCATCACGGAACCAAACATCTTTGGTTGCTTTCAAGTGATTGATATCAATGTTGAAAGATGCTTTCATATCATTGAAAGTTTTACCTGTGTATGAAGTATGAAATACAATACCCATTTGAGCAGATAGCATACTTCTTGCTAATGCGCTATCACTAGGCACAGCATACACGATTGTGTTTGGTTGAAATGTAATGTATGATTCGCCTTCAATGCTTTGCTTCTTCAAGTCTCCTTTAGCAAACATCATATCGCCTTGAAGAACGCCAGTGATTCCCAGTTTTGGTAGATATCGCAAAGCAACTTTTAGTTTAGCATTCAATCCTTCTGATGGATGATTGTTGTCAATATCAGCATCTGTGTAATTCAGTTTTGGATTTACGTTGAAGACACCTTTAGTGCCAACAAAGAATTTGCCATTGTCTGGATTGATACCAGCAAACACAGCAGGTGCACCATCCCATTTCGTAGTCACGTTAACTTTTGATTCTGCGTGACCAGCAAGCATATCACGCAAGGAACGAAGGAAAGCAATCGCATCTCTTGCGCCAGCAACGCCACGATTTAATACTTCATCCTCAATGTGTTCAAGATGAAGATTGGCGCCTTCTTTCTTTACGCCTTCTGTTAGGAATTCTGTGAATTTCATAGTGTTACTATTACGCCAGTGGAAGGAACTTTGTCAGTTACAACAATACGACCAGCACTATCGCCTCTTGATGGTGATTTACCATATATTTTTGGCGTACCATCGGCATCTTTAGCATCAGGATCAAATCTCTGGTCTTCCCGTCTTGCCCTTAAACGAAAATATAAGTCGTGAGTTTTGGCATATTCATCCGCCAGTGTTAGCGCACCGTTTAAAGGCAAAATATTTTTTACTGAATCATATGTGCCCGTAACATCCATAGGACCAATGTACATAAAATCAATTGGTCCACCCATCGCTTTGTTGCCTATAACAATCTTTAATTTATCTTTTGAAGATATTTTGCCAAACACATCAGGAACTTTATCGCCAGCTTTCAACTTCTTTTTTGTGGTTAAGTCCTTAAAAGCCGCTTGCATAAATTTCTTAGCAATACCGGGGACTGCAAGTTCTAGTCCTTTAAGACCACCGCCAGCAAGAGATGGGGCAGATTCGCCCTTTAGAGAACAATTTACAGGAACTTTTTTGCCTTTTCTCATAACATATATTACCACATCCGTATATGGTTCAGATCCGCCAGCTTGTCTGCCAGTATACTTTTCTGCTTTAACCACTCCGGTTAATACAGTTTTTCGGATTCTTGTCGTTCTGCTGATGCGCCTGCCATGTGTACTCCATTTTATAGAGTATTTATACACGCACACCTTCAAACTTGGAGTTGAACTTTCTCTCACGATTGCCAAAAGTATTCAGTGGCTTATCATCTGGAATCTGACCAGAATCAACTATAGACTGCGCTGAATCTTCTACATCATACAGTTTCATTTTAGCCCTATCAACACCAATAACAAACTTCTTGTTTGAACTAGGATCATTATAGCGATTCTTCAACTGTTTGACCATGATTTGATTCAATTGTTCCAGTTCTTCGGTATTAATTAGAGCAAACATAAAGTCGGCAGTCGCTGGCAAACCAAAAGATTCTGAGGTATCAGTCAAATCAACATCGGAGTTACTGAAACCAGACCTTGTAGTTTGTGTAGCTGAAACAACTGGCACATTAAATTCCACAGCAAGACCACGCAATTCTTCTGCAATAGCTTTAACATAAGTGTATGAATTTACATTCGCACCTTGTTTCAATCTAGATGAAGAACAAATATTCAAATAATCAATGAAGATAATCTTTGGGCGAAAACTCTTTTTCAATTGCAATTCATTCAACAAAGACCTAAAGTGCATAGAACTAGCACTTGCAGTTGGATACTCTTTGATGATTAGTTTGCCTTGGGTTTTACTTTTCACGCCTTGAAAACGCTTTTCATAATCTTCTTTGCTTATCAAATGCAAGTCATCAAGTTTAATGTTCAGAAGGTTCGCATCAATACGCTCTGCAATCTTTTCCTCAGCCATCTCCATCGTAATGTAGAGTACATCATAGCCTTGCGATATACAGCCCGAAGCCATGTGGCACATGAACAAACTTTTTCCCACGCCAGTTCCGGCAAGAGCGATATTAAGCGTCTTGTTAGGTAGACCACCTTTTGTGATTTTGTTAAAGAAATCCAAATCAAAGGGGACTCGTTCTTCTTTGCGATGGTAGAATTCAAATCGTTCTTCATAATCATTTATGTAATCGTGACCAACATTTCTATCAAATGAAACACCAAGAGCATCAGAAAGAATCTTTGGAATTTCACCTTTTGCTTTGGTACCAAACTTATCATCCAGAATCGTAACTGATTCCATAATTGCATTATACAATGCTTTATCTTGGCAAAACTTTTCTGTGTGTTCAGTCAGCCATTGAATATCAGTTGGATCATCTTTGTTCGCTTTGATATCACTCAAAATTTGGATTGAGTTGCGAACCTGTTCTTCGGTGAGTTTCTTGCTCTCAGTAAAGTTAATCACCAGTGCTTCATAAGTTGGAAGATTTTTGTATTTTTCTACAAATTCTTTTATCTCATTGTAGATGGTTCGTTCATTGTTATCTGAGAAATATTCTGTTTGAATGAACGGTAATACCTTACGTGCGTATTCATCATTATATATCAGATTCTTCAGAATAGAGAGTTCTAGTCGGTTCAATTTGTTTTTCCGTTAAAATTAATTCTGTTAGTATGTCACCTAACATTGTAACAAAAGTTGCATCTTCTGTCAATGCATCCTTGTCATATTTCATCAAATTAACCACATGGTATCCAAACTTAAGTTTAGCCATGTTAAGTTCCTCTGTTACAGATGCATAGGTATAATAGTATACAACACCAGCATAGTCACCCCGGAGGATTTCTATGCCAGTTAAATCTGTATCTTCAAAGTCGTGAAGTTTAAAGTCTACGCTTTCTTTAAACTTCTTCGGTTTCTTCCAAAACATCATTTTGCCCCATAATGTTTCCGTAAGAGATTTCATATTTCTTCCTCACAAAATCTTTGAAGTCCTCGCTTGCAAGAATTTCACCCCAAAATTCTTCATTCATGGTATCAGCAAGGCGTTTCTTATCGCCCATTTCTCCAGTTTCTTTGTCAACTTTACAGTACCAGCCATTGGTTGGTTTAAGAACATGACCAGATTCAAGTGCAATATCAATTAAACCGGACCATTTGTTGATACCGCCGTCATAAGATACGCTAACAGGAATCTTAGACTTCTCTTTAACATACCGTGATTTCTCAACGTTGATAATGAAATTGTAGCCAGTAATTTCTGTGCCATCTTTTTCTTGTTGGCGACCGATGATGAAAATATTATCAGCCGAGTAGTATGAACCAGTACCACCACCAACAATTGCTTTCGGGAACATTCCAATTTCCATGTATGTGTGATTAACAACAACCATTGGAATATCTTTTAGATTCAAGTGAGGTGTAACCATACGGAACAAACTCTTAACTTGTTTCGCTCGGCTCATGTCAGCAACAGATTTACCTTCAAGTGCATCATCAATTTCTTTCTTTGATGCAAGGTTACCGATAGAATCAATGATAATCATCACCCTATCGTTTCGCTCAATACCTTCCAACTGTTTCATTATGTCGAATTTGAGTTGTTCAATATCTGTAAGAGGAGTATGGAGCACCCGCTCTGTGTCAATACCAAAAGTATCAAAATAAGACTGCGGAGTACCAAACTCCGAATCATAGAAGATAAGAACTGCTTCATCGTATTTGTCCATGTAAGATTTAGCCATCAACAAACTAAATGCAGTCTTAAAGTGCTTTGATGGACCAGCCCACATTGTAAGACCGGGCGTTAGACCACCTTCTAATTTACCCGAAAGAGCAACATTCACCATAGGAATGGATGTTGGTATCATATCTTTCTCAGTAAAGAATTTTGATTTAGATAGAATCGCACTATCTTTAATCGTAGAATTCTTTTTAATTTTGTCCAATAAACTCATAATTATCCTTTAGAAAAAATCTGCCAGTGAACTTGTTTTCTCTGATTGCCAATTCATACAATCAAGAATGATTTTGATTGGGTCAAGAAACGCTTTCTCAAATTGTAACTCATAATCAATGTAATTGTCAAGTCCAAATTCAGTTGGCAGGCGTGTTGGATACGATATTACCGTATCGTTGATTGGGTTAGGTTGAATCAGGTATGTAAACTTTAATTTCTCACCTTCTTGAACCTTAGGGTACTTGTTTGATAAGTTATGTTTATTCAACAGGTAATTATACAGCAACGCACCCTTAACATGAATCGGTGTACCCTTAGTATATATTTGCGCTTTGTCTGTGTATGTCTTCAAACCATTCACAGAACGAGGAAAAGATATTTCTTCAATCGGCAATGTTCTAAACTCTTTGCGGAAGTTGGCAATGAATTCTTGCACATCGTCTTCGGTACCAGTTACCATCAACTTGATAACTTCTTTCATCTTATCGCGGATGGAAGATGGAGTAGAAGATTTCACCATTTCAAGACCCATGACTTTCATCTGAGGCTCGGCATACTGAACACCTTCGTTGTTATATACATTCAAAATGTACCGCTTCTTTGCTGTCCAGATACCTTTGTTAGACAACCCTTCACGTTTCATTTGCATTTTTTGGGAATATGCGTTGACATACGTAGCAAGTTCTTGATAAGAGTTATCAATGTATGGTTGAATCTTATCTTCACAGACACGGTCCATGAAGGAGATAAGTTGATTAACATCCGTTTTCTTTGAATACACTTTATCAACCAACTCACCAAGACGGAGATAAATTGAATCTGTGTCTGAGGCAATAACATAATCTACACCATTCGTTTTTAACAAGTCGTTCATATACTTATTAATCTTTTCTTCAATCCAACGAATTGAAAGTTGACCTGCCGAAGTAACACCAAGTGCTAGACGCAAATCATAGAATCGGAAGTATTGTGAACCCATCGCACCATAAGCCGAATTCAATGAAACTTTTTTAGCAAGTTGCAGATTGTCATATCGTGCAATTTTCTTTTTCAATTCATACTTCTTATTGGCATCTGTTTCTTTTTCATATTCCTGTTTAGCGGAAAGCATCAGCTTCTTAAACTTTTTGCGGTCTTGATACATTTCTTCCAACATCTTAGGCAAGAAACCTTGTTCGGTTGTTCGGAAGAATTGACCATTCGGTGTAATGGTAACACCTTGTAGTTTTGAAGTATCAACTTCTTTGCTCAACATCTTATCAACATTAACACCATCAGAAATAATCTGACGCATGTTGTCATCATAATCTTTGACCTCAATGATTGTTTCAGGCGAAATGTTATACTGCATCATCAAATGTGGATACAAACTATTCAAGTCAAACGATGCAACGTAATCATGCACACCAATTTGTGGATCTTTTACATACGCACCTTCAAACGCACCATCTTTAACACTTGTTATATTAGGAGGAACAACGATGTTTCGTTCAAGCAAATAGTTATAGATGATAGCGTCCCACATTCTAGTTTGTGTAAACACATCACCATAGTTAGACTTGGTATCATATGAAAGAGTCAAAGATAATTCAATCAGCTTTAACTTAGCTTCCAATTCAACAATCAATTCAACGTCAACAATGTTATACTCAATAAACTTTTGATAGTTTAACTTATACAATTGGTGCAAGTTTTCAAATTCATCATAAGAAAGTTTTTGCTTACCCAATTCAATGTTAGCAATGTTGTCCAAGCGATATGAATCTTGTGACTTACCACCAGGAGCAAACCACTTATACAATTCAATATAGTCTAGTGATGCAATGCCATAGATTTCATACGAGATTAATTCACGACCTTTGATGTTGGTCTTTCGTTCTTGCACAATTCCCCATGGTGAAAGATTTTTCATTTCATCTTCACCAAGAATCTTAACAAAGCGATTAACCAAATATGGAATATCAAAGAAGCGAGTGTTCCAACCAGTAATGATATCTGGTGTATCGTATTTCCAATCTTCTAGGAATCTCTTGCAGAGGTCATATTCATCTCTGCACTTTATGTAAGTAACATCATCACGGCTATTATTAAAATTACCGCAACCATAAACCTTCATATCACCATCAAGCGTCTTTACCGCAATCGCTGTGATTGGCTCATTTGCTTTGTATGGGTCAGGAAAGCCATTTTCTGAACCGACTTCAATATCAATGACTGCAATATTAATTTTGGCTTGGTCCCAATCAATTGCGCCTTTGAATTCATCAGCAATATAGGCATATTCATATCTTGTGTTACCATAAATCTTAAAGTTCTCAACATCTTCATATCGCTTAATGAAGTCCCTACAATCACGAATTGAGCCCATAGGAACTTCATCAAGGTATTCACCATGAAGTGTTTTCCATTTTGTTTCTTTTTTGGAAGGCAAAAACATTGTAGGCGTGTAACCCACGCGGAGTTTTACACGCCTACCGTTCTCTACGCCTCTGTAAAGAATGTTGTTGCCAACACAAATTACATTAGTGTAAAAATTACTCATTAAAATTTAGGGATAGATGATGCGATTTGAATACCAGAACCAAAGACTTGATTGTATTGATTTGACAATTCAATCGCTGGTGTAGTTACAGTTAGAATATCCGAAGATACGAATTCAATTCCAGTAGAAAACTCTAAGCAGTAATCTAAGAATGGAGAGAAGCCCATCATTGGACCATCTTTAGTTGGCTGTACAATAACCTGTACAGGTTTCTTTACGGTGTATACTCCACCGATATACTCAACATCACCAAGGATGGTTTGGTTTGTTTTGAAAGTAATAAGTTTTAAACTCATACTTTAACCCTTTCCTCAGCAAAAAAGGTTTTCAATGTTACCCACTTCTTGGGGAACAACATTTCACGACCGCGGAAGTCGGCCATGTCTTGGGTTGGGTCATTAACTAGACCAATAAGTTCAACCATATTGTCAAACTCACGCAGAACCAGGTCATACTTGTATGCCTGGAGTTTGTTTTCAACTGCCATTTGATAGGCGAGTTTTGATGTATTGATATTAATCAATTTCAATATTACTCCATTGTTTAAGTTTTAAAAATTTGTTTTGCTTTGCTAACATCAATTCTTTCCAATTGACACCAACATCTTTCTTCACAAGCAAATCAATCATAGCCAGAAGGTCACCCAATTCTTCTTGCAACATTTGAATGTTCGTTCTGTCTTTACCAGGTTTTAATTGGTCAGGACCGAAACGAAAACATTTGCTTATTGCTTGAGTGACTTCTGCACATTCTTCTTGCAGAATTAAAAGAATTTCTCTAGTATCTTCATCCATAACGATATTATATCACAGTTTAACAAAAGGTGCAAGCACTGGAGCAGTCCATCCTTCAGGTTTCATAACTTTACCATCAGCACGTTTAATAACTTTACCAGTCTCAGAATCAATCTTGCATAGATTACTCCGAGCAACTTCGGCCCATGCGCCATCAACATCAAATCCACGCATACGACAAAATCCAAGTATCACCCAAATCATGTCCATGCAAGCATCTAATTCTTCTACCAAATCATCTTTCTGATTAGCATCTTTGAATTCCCAAAATTCTTCTACAATAAGATTTCGGTAGAGACTAATATTCTCCAGAGATGGTACTTGGTCACATGCGTCAATAAAAATATTAACGTCTTTATTCATATCAGTCATAATATATCCTATTGGTTGCGGGACCTGGAATCGAACCAAGAACTGAGGATTATGAGTCCTCTGTAATACCGTTTTACTATCCCGCGGTTGTTTTATTTAGTTTTCTGAAAAAAAGATTTGAAGATTCTCCAGTATCTTTTCATACGAGTTTCTTCAATCTTTTTAATGATAAGTTCGCCATTAACATAGTCAATGTCTAACAGGTCATTTGTTTTCCAACCCATATCTTTCATAAGTTCTTTAGGCAATTCAATTATTGCATCTCCGTTTTCACAGATTTCAATAACTTGCGATGTATAAATTTTACTCATATTCTATTCACTCCGACATTACACTTAATCAAAAAATCAATGCCTTGGTTATCTCTATACGTGTTACGATAAAATACACTATTAATGCCCGATTGATAAATCAATTTAGCACAATCTAAACATGGCGCATGTGTCACGTATAATGTTGCATCATCACTTGAATTGGTTGACTTTGCTACCTTTGCAAGTGCGTTTGTCTCAGCATGAAGCACTTCAGGTTTAGTTTTTAACTTATAACGAAGCCATGGAAGGTCTTCAGTTTTTGGTAACTGTTGTTCA